TAATGCCATTATAAATTTCCTTCAGCTGTTCTAAAATATCTAAACTCATTACTATTAAGTTTAGTTCTCATAATTTTTCTTTGTATATCTTTAGGTAATTGAAACCAGTTGTTAGTTCCATTATATTCTTTAGCCCATATAGAAAGTATTAAAGGTGGTATACTTGCCACTCTTTTCATTTCTTTAGCACCAGAAATATAACCAGAGTCGTGATTATATAATGCTTTATTTCTTTTTAATAAAGGGTTTACATCTTGAGAGTTATTAATAGTTAATTGACCATCAGACTCTTGGATGTATTTAGTTTTTATTCCAGCATCATATTCAATTGATCTTACTTTACCCATAAATTATTCAGTTAATTCTGTAACGTATAATTCTCCATCAGATCCACCAATTCTTAGTACTGCAATTTTTTCTCCAGCTGATACTTTAATAGTTTCAACTTCATTAGCTGGTAATAGTGTAGTACTTGTAGTAGCTGTTGGTGATACAGCAACGTGTATATGACAAGCAATAGTGCTTACTACTCTTACATATTCTGTACCATCTGTAAAAGCTGAACTTGCAGAAGATGAACTTCCAGAAGTTAGTTTTAATACAGTTCCATGTCTTAATCCATAGTTCATGTTTTGTTCCTTATTTGTTTTGGGGATGTTGCCATCCCCATAATTAATTATCTTCTTATTACAAATGTTACTACTAATTTTTTAGCACCACTTGATGCTCCATCAGTAATCATTTCTATTGTTCCATCTTCTAAAACGTCATTAGCTGCCGTAGGTTCTGCTGTGTCTACAGTTCCTGCTGCTGAACCAGAGTGTGCAACAGTTATGCCACCACCAGTTACTGCAGTTCCACCAATTTCAAAAGATATTCCTGCATTTGCAGAAGTAATTGCACCTTGAAGTGCAGTTATAATTTTAATAATTTTTCCATTATCTGGTACAGCTACAAAAGTAGATGATGCTGTACTAATATCAGCAATAGTTGAAGTTAAAAAATAGTCGTTTAATGTTCTCATTGTGTTCCTTAAATGTTCCGATCTTAACCCTCTCTCAGATCTTCATTGTTAGAATCTGCTGGGGGAGCAGATTAAAAGGTTACTCCCCCAAACAGTTATAATTATTATGAAGTAGTTAGATCAAAAACTCCACCACTTGCACCTTCATTTCTTGATTCAAGAGTAGCTTCTACTAAAAGTTGTCTTTTTTCAGAGTCACCAGTCTTAGCAAGTTCATGCATAGAAAAGTCTCTTAAGAAAGCAATACCCCAGTATTCCATATCAAGTACATAAGCTTCTCTATCTCTAGAGAATCTGTTAGGTACTACTTGCAATTGACCGAAGTCAGATGCGTATACGTCAACTGATGTGTATAAAGTAGCGTCTGCACCAGCATCAAATCTAGTACTATTACCAGTAAATCCTGATAATTTTTGTTTGTTGAAAGGGCCTACCATAATCATAGAAGGATCCCCACCAGCATTCCATACTGACTTAATTACTGATTTTAATTGAGACTCTGTGAAAGCTCTTTGAGTACCATTTGTGTGAGCTGCATTTCCTGCACCTGCACCAGAAGCACCATCAGATGCTAGGTCATCATTAGTAACAACCCAAGATCCAAGTGCACCTAATTGACGTGCAGTACTTGAACCACCTGTTACTTCTGCATTGTTAGAAGTAATAGTACTTTCCATATCTCTTTTTAACTCTTTAGCTTTTTTAGCTATTTGATAAGCGATCTCAGATGCTCTACCTGCTTTGTCTACAGATTCTTGAGTACCAGTAATAACTACAGTTTTATCCATAATTTGTGTACTGTTAGAAAGTCTAGTAGTTGCAGTTGATGCATCTAAAGTTGCTTCGTCACCTTCAATAACAGCATTGTTAGTTACTGCTGATGCAAGTGAGTCTGTTTGCCATTCGTGAAGAACTGCAGTTGCTTTTGTTTTAGCTGCAGAACTTAGGAAAGGCGTATCTGTTGGTGAGATACTGTAGATAACGTCAGAAAGATCTTCTCTTTCACCGACTGAATCATACGTATCAAACGTGTTAGTTGGTTGTGCCATTGTATTATTTCCTTTGTTGAGATTTAAGATTAATCATATCTGCTATTGCTGACTGAGCATCTCTTATATGACCAGTCTTTCTTAGCGTCTTGATTTTATTTCTTACTTCCTCTCTACCTGAACTAATATTCGATCTAGCAACACCAGCTTTTAAAACTTTAGGAGCATTAGCAACCTTTTTAGAAACTATAGGTCTCTTGTCTTTTTGAGACTGAAAACTCATAGCATCTTTTGCTACCATTAAAAATCTATGGTCTGCAAGGCTACCTATCTCTTGGTCATTAAAACCATAATTACGTAATGAATTACGCATATTAAGTTTAAAAGAGTCAGCTTTATTTGGATCGCTAAACTCTGGTATTTTTGTTGCAGCTAATTCTTTTTGTGTTTCAAGGTAAGTCTCATACTGTTTAGTTTGAGCCATTCTTGCTTTATCTTTTAAAGAATCAATGTGTTGCTTTTCTTGTCTTAATTGAAAATCAAGTCTAGCAGCTTCAGTTGGATCTTCTTGATATAATTTAGCAAGATCTTGTCCACCTTGTTTTTGTTGTACAAATTGATCAGCTGTCGAAATTAGATCGTTTAGTTCTGATAAACGATTATCGTAAGTTTGACGCAAACTATTCTTTTGAGTTTCAAGATCTCTCTTTTCCATCCCTAAAGTATGAGTTTTTTGTCTATAATCCGAGTCTCTAGAATATCCTGCCTTCAGTTCATCGAGGCTCACCTCAAGCTCTTGACCACTTACTTTAACTCGGTGGAGCTCTGGTGTCTCTAATTCTGTTGGTGTTTCTTCTGTTGTCTCAGTATTTTCAGATTCTTGTTCTGGAGTTTCATTCGACTCAGATTGACTCTCTTGAACTTCCTGTTTCTCAGGAGTTGATTCTGAAGGTTCNGNNTTAGTTTCTGGNACTTGATTGTCCTNTTTNGGATTCAGTAANCCTGAAATTTTTTCTGCTGCACCTTGTATATTTTCTTCTGCCATATCGTTCCTTTCATGGTTGACGAATTTGAAGTTNCGTTAGNTTNACTTCGTTTATTTAGATTCTCAAGATCTNCTTGAGCNAGTTTTCCACTAGACATGANACTANGCAAATGCCCTCGGATTTTNTCTACCATATTAAAGGCTACCCAAAGGTTTCTTCGNTTGTCATCATCTGCGAAAGATGTATTAAAAATCTCTTGTCTATAAATTTCTAAGAGATCNTNAAATGCTGTCTTTAGAAGGGGATCGTCCAGNAGNTGCTGGGCTCTCTTGCCCTCCCTTATCNNTNTTTCCTTGTCCATTATTAAAGAATTGTTTTTGTCCTCTTACTATTTGACCCATTAGATCTCCTGATTTTTGTAAATCAGTTTGTTCTAACATAGATCTTCGTTTTAGTTCTAACTCATCAATCTTGGTATTGTATTTCAATTCCATTTCTTTGATTTGTAGTTCGTAATCTAGAAGTGCTTGTCTCATTTTGCCTTCCAAATTTTTAGCTTCTGTTTCAGCTTTTAACTGTGCACGTTGGTTCTCACCTTGTACTTGAGCTAATGTTACCTTCTCAAACTCAGTTGGTGGTTTAGGAGGTAGTGGTGGCATTTGAGCTGCTCCGACTTCAGGATCCATAAAGTAAGGTTCTATACTATTTAGACCTGCGTTTTCAACTAATTTTTTCAAAGAGTTATAAATATTTCTAAGATTAACCATTGGGCCATGAACATTCTGTTGTAGATTAATTGCAGACATTTGTCTTTCTAATATCGCATTCATTAATATTAACTGTTGTTCTTTTGATCCAGTTCCTAATCCTACAGAAACTGTTATATTAACTCTGTCTTTCCATTCGTAAGGTCTCATAGGTATATATTTACCTCTGATTCTTACTATTTTTTCTTTGTTTTGATACTTGCAAGTAAGTTCAAACATTTTTAAGGCTAGATCTTTTACACCAGTTTCAGCAAAGATTCTGGCGATTAACTCCATTCTCATTTGTGATTGTGTCAGAATTTGGTTCTGGCCAGTTGCTGTATTGTTTAATGTGTTTGCATCTAGCCCTTGTGATTGTCTTGTTACACCTGTTCTAGTTTCTTTTACAGAATCTAGATAGGATAACATACCACTTGCTTGTTCAGTAATCGGTTGTGCCTGTATAGGCATCATTACGTTTGCAGGAGGTTGTTTAGTTCTAACAATTCCTCCAGGACGATTAGTTAATAAGTCATCCATTGCAACTTGTCCATCTTGTACTGCAACTCTATTG